ATGTTGGCTTAGTGTTAGTAAACTGTGTAAATGTTCTATCTACTAGACCCTGTTTAGTGTCCACGTATTTAGGCCACTGTATGTTACTTGTAATTGTTATTTTTGTCATTATATAGTCTCCTCATTAATCATTGCATATTCCTTATTTTGATTTGCTTGCCATGCCTTATTCCAAAGGTCACGAGCATCTCCGTTTTCTTTAAAACCATATTCTGTGGCAAAGTCCATACTTGAACTCATATAGATTGTACCTATGATACCATGAGTTTCCATCATTTCAATAGCACTAGCTAAATATCTTGGATTTGAAGCCGTAATTACATTCTGAGTTTTAGTGAAATATTCATTAAAATCTTCATTCCATACCTTTTCGTCAAGATATTTTGTAATAACTAAATTGCCATCCTCGGCACTTATAATATAGTCATATGTTTCTTTGTTATGTTTAACTTGTTTTGTCATAATATAATCTCCTCATTAATTATTATATGTACATAATATCACAAAAAGATACAAATGTAAACAAAAAAATGAAGTTTCTGCGATAATAAATCCCTTTAAACTCAATAACTTATAACTTTATTAACAAAATAATAAAAAGTTATTCGGTTTTAACGTGTTTTATGATATAATATATAATATTATGGACTTAGAAAATATATTAAAACAATGGCAAAGTGATTGTGAAATATCTAATATGCATTTAGATGACACATCCAGAAAAACACCTACCTTACATGCAAAATACATAGAAATGTTAGCAAAGGCTAAACTTCAATTAAAAAGGTACGAATTTGACCAAAAAACTTTATTAAAAAAGAAATGGTTATATTATAATGGTAAAATGGATAAAGAAACACTAGATGAATTAGGTTGGAATCCAGACCCATTTGATGGCCTTCGTGTATTAAAAGGCGAAATGGATTATTATTATGATGCAGACCCAGAAATACAACTATCTGAAGAAAAAATACAGTACTATAAAACTATTATAGATACATTAACAAACATAGTTGATACAATAAAATGGCGACATCAGACAATAAAAAACATAATAGACTGGAAAAGATTCGAATCGGGCTCATAAGCCACTCTAATCTTCAAGTTGAATGTGAAAGGTCTATTGCATACGAATTAATAGATTATTTTTCATTTTATGTGCCTGGTTACAAATACATGCCTGCATACAAAAATCGTGTATGGGATGGTAAAATAAAAATATTCAATCAGAATGGCCAATTGCCTACTGGCTTATATCAGCATCTATTATATTTTTGTAAACAGAATAATTACGAAACCGAACTTATGGAAAGTAAGTATGGTTATCCTGATGAAACAAATACCATAAATCCTCAATTATTATTTGATTTTATTAAAGGATTGAATTTACCATTCGAGCCTAGGGATTATCAGTTTGATGCTGTAATGAATGGTTTAATAAAAAAACGCGCCATACTTTTATCACCTACTGGTTCTGGTAAATCATTAATAATTTATATATTAGCAACATATTGGTTACGAATGTTGACACATGGTGTAAAATATCCCCATGCAGGACGTGTATTAGTAATCGTACCTACAACATCACTTGTTGAACAAATGTATAATGATTTTGTTAATTATGGTTGTAATGAAAAGGCTGTACATCGGATATATTCAGGTAAGGATAAAAATATAAATTCATCAATTGTTGTGAGCACATGGCAGTCAATTTATAAAATGCCAAAGGATTGGTTCGAACAATTCGGTATGGTTATTGGTGATGAGTGTCATGGATTTAAATCAAAATCATTAATGTCAATTATGAATAAATGCACAGAAGCATCATATAGATTTGGTACAACAGGTACTCTTGATGGTGCATTAACACATGAATTAGTGTTACAAGGGTTGTTTGGTAAAATTATGAATGTAACAACAACAAAATCATTACAAGAAAATAACACACTAGCGCAACTAGAAATAACAAGGTTAACATTACAATATGATTCCCAGGTAAGAAAATACTGGGGTAAAAGAAAATATCAAGAAGAAATTGATTATATTGTAACATATGAAAAAAGAAATAAATTTATTACAAATTTGGCTCTATCACAGGAAGGTAATACATTAGTATTATTTCAATTTGTTGAAAAACATGGACAGCCTTTATTTAATATGATAAGAGATAAGGCCAGTGATAACCGTAAGATATTTTATGTATCGGGTCATGTAGATACAAATGATAGAGAACAAATAAGAAATATAACAGAGAAACAGAAAAACGCGATTATTGTGGCTTCATTAGGTACATTTTCCACAGGGATAAATATAAGGAACTTGCATAATATTATTTTTGCATCTCCAAGTAAATCACAGATAAGGGTATTACAAAGTATTGGCAGAGGTTTAAGAAAAAGTGATAATGGTAAGGCCACAAAACTTTTTGATTTGGTCGATGACATTAGCCATTTAACATATAAAAACTTTGCTTTATTACACGGGTTTGAAAGACTAAAGATATATAAAAAAGAAAAATTTAATTATAAGACATATAAGGTAGACATATAATGTTAAAACAATTTAAAATGGCTAATGGTGATGAATTAATATGCGAAGTAGTTCAGTGGCCGGCTGAGGACGAGGACGAAGTTGTAGTTAGAAAAATGTTAAAAATAAATTCTGGCGATAATTATTTTTCAACTACCAAATATTATTCATTAAGGCCTTATATGTCATTTTTTGATGATATAGGTTTATTATATGTTTTAAATCCTTTTCACATACTTTGTGAGGTTACACCTTCCGAGGATTTGAGGTCTCTTTATTGGGAAACAATTCAAATGATTGAAGAAGATTTAAAAAGTGGTAAATCAAAAATGACCAGAGTAAAAGGTAAAGATTTATCCGAAGATGCTGCTAATGAAATTATGGAAAATAATGCTGAATTACTTGATGATTTAGTTGGTCACCTTCGTCCGGACGGTGAACAATATAATTTAGATTTTAAAATGTCCCAGGATTCTGCAGAACAGAAAATAAGTAATATAGTTTCTTTTAAGAAGCCAAAAGGAACCGTACATTGACCCCTACACCATCCTACCCAAAGGGCTTAATTTATTATACACTATTTTCAGCGGTTTGTAAATATGTTTTATAAAAAAAAATAAAAAAAAACATATTTACTTTGAATGATTAAAATTATATAATATAACTTAAGGAATATATTATGGCACGTAGAAATAAAACCCATGCACATTATGTAAATAATAAAGATTTTTCACAAGCAGTTGTGGATTATGTTAAGTTAGTTAATGATGCAAAGAAAAATAGAGCTAATCAATTACCAATTGTACCTGATTATGTTGCTCAATGTTTTATGAGAATAGCTGAAGGCTTATCACATAAAGGAAATTTTGTAGGATATACCTACCGTGAAGAGATGGTTATGGATGGTGTGGAAAACTGTTTAAAGGCAATACTTAATTATAACATAGAAGCCTCAACAAGAACAGGTAATCCCAATGCATTTGCATATTTCACACAGATAATATGGTATGCCTTTTTACGAAGGATTGCAAAAGAAAAAAGACAACAAGAAGTAAAATTTAAATTTCTTGCTGAATCCGGTATTGAAGAATTTATTGCAGATGGACCTAATGGTGGTGGTGAGCAACAATTAAGTCATTATGTGAACGTTTTAAAATCACGTATTGATAAAGTTAAGGTAAGCGACAAAGCTCTTAAAGAATACATAGTAAAAGAAAAGAAAATAAGAAAGAAAAGAACGGTTCATGCCGACTCTGATTTAAGTGAGTTTTTATAATGAAATTTGCAATATTGAATGATACGCATTGTGGTGTTCGTAATGCTTCAGAAATTTATTTAAATAATGCTGAACAATTTTATAATGATGTATTTTTTCCTAAATTAGAGGAAGAAGGTATAAAACATATATTGCATTTAGGTGATTATTATGACCATCGTAAATTTGTAAATTTTAAAGCCCTTACACATAGTAGAAAATATTTTTTAAACATATTAAGAGAAAAACATATTACCATGGATATTATTCCTGGTAACCATGACGTTTATTATAAAAATACAAATGAATTAAATTCACTTAAGGAGTGTTTAGGTCATTATATGAACGAAGTAAATATTATTATGGAACCAGAGGTAAAAAGATATGGTTCATTAAATGTTGCTTTATTGCCTTGGATATGTGCAGAAAATTATGAACACTCGATGGAATTTGTACAAAATTGTAAGGCCGATTGGTTAGGTGGTCATTTGGAATTAAAAGGGTTTGAGATAATGCGTGGGCTAAAAGCGCCCGAAGGTATGGACCCTAAAATATTTAATAAATTTGAAATGGTATTAAGTGGTCATTATCATTGCTCATCACGTAAGGATAACATTTGGTATCTAGGTTCACAATTAGAATTTACATGGAATGATGCACATGACCCAAAATATTTTCATATAGTCGATACAGAAACAAGAGAAATAACAAAGGTGCTTAATCCTCATACATTATATTATAGAATATATTATGATGATAAGAAAAAGGATTACCAAGATTTTGATACATCAGTATTAAAAGATAAATTTATAATGGTTGTGGTTGTAAATAAAACCGATGGATTTGTTTTTGATAAATTTATAGACCGAATACAAAATGAACAGATACATGAATTAAAGATAGCAGAAAACTTTAATGAATTTATGGGAGATAATGTAGATGATGAAGGATTAACAATTGATGATACATTTAAATTAATGGACGACTATATTGATAATGTCAATACAGACCTTGACAAAGACAGAATAAAAACAGAAATGCGAGAACTCATGAACGAGGCACAATCTCTAGAATTTTCGTAAAACATATTTACTTTCGCGGCAAAATTTTATATAATATATTATGATTACTTTTCAGAAACTAATGTTTCGCAATTTTTTATCCACTGGTAATAGCTTTACCGAGATAGATTTAAGAAAAAATAAAACCA